ATAATTATATTCCTCTCTTTCTATTATACCAATAGAAAATAAAGAGGTTATTTCTTCCAACCACTACGAATTAAATCGCAAATGAACAATAATACAAAGAAACCACCAATACACAATACATAAGTCTTAATCATTTCAAACCCTTACCTTTCGTGAACATATCAATAACCTTCTGAGTACCATCATCAAATTTAGGCTTCATGCTAGCTTCCATATTGTTCATATCCATACCCTTGTTTTGTTGATTCATAATCTCATCAATCTTAGCTTGTTGTTCTTCTGGTGTCATGTTCTCAAAGTCACCATTCTCAATCTCTTCCATAGACTTACCACCAGTGAACTGTTCCATCACACCCTTGCCTTGTTCCTGGTTGAGTTTAATCTCAGAAGCATCTAAGTTAATACCTTCAGGACCACCAAGTTTAACCGACTTAATATCAAACTTCATGCCACCAATCTCAACAGACCTACCAGGAGTCTTAATCTCAGACTTAGGTAAGTCGAGTTTCATACCCTTAGCAAACCCCATAATACCATCAATTGTACTAGGTTTAATATTAATATTACCGTCTGTAGCCTGACTAATTCTTTGTGACATCTCTGAACCAGACATCTTCGACACATCTGGGAATTCAGGCATGTGTATCTCCTTCAATTCCTCAGGCCCTTCTATACCAGATATTTGATTGGACATTTGACCTTTAGCCGACTCCAATTGTCCTTTCATGTCTCCTAACATATCACTCCATGCCATTTAAATACTCCTTTCAAAAAAAAAATAACACCAGCCGAAGCTAGTGCTATTCCTTACATTTTGTTTCCAATCATCTTAATAATACATTTAAGTGCCATAGTTTGTGCATCTTCACCTAAACCGTTAAGATATGTGATATACATAATCTTACGTAGTAACTTTTTCTGAATTTCCTTGTCTTCCACCTCAAAGATTCTATCCAATCCAGATTCGTTAATAAAGTTTTCATTTTCTTCATTAATGATATCTGCGATAGAATAAGCCTCTTCTGCTGGTTTCTTACGCATTTCACTCAAAAGTTCTACGTCGAATCTGTCATCAACATATACTTCTAGTTCTTTTAAAATACTTTCTACATTTGACATTTTTAGTGTCCTCCTTAAAATAATTCTTAGGGATGTCTCCCTATTATATGCCTGGATAAAAAGAAAGAGCCCTGGTAAGAACTCTTTAACTTTTAACTAAAAATTAAATTTCTTATCAAAATCTTTTGGAATAACATTTGATTCCAGAGCTTGTCCAAACAACTCCAATCGTCGGTTTAGGACTTCCAAATATTGTTTCATAGCTAGTAGCTGCATTCTAAGTAATAGTTTGTGTTCGTTTGTGATGTGAGTGTTCTTAGCAAAACATTCAACAGTGCGTTCAAGACGTTCGACTTTCTTCTTAAGCTCGTCTCGTTCTTCCTCAACGCGTTTTACAACTAGTTTAATAGAATCCATAATAAATCCTTTCTACATATTGGGCGAGATCTTAATTGTTTTATCACTAGCAAGATACTTCAAATCACCTTCATAAGTGAATGACTCTAATCCATCTAGACTATACCATACTGAACGTAGTCGTCCAACATTGTCAATCATTTCAAGAAACATAATAGAGTCGTTTGTAACAAGAACATCACTTGCTACTTGTACGATTTCAGTAGTCTTACCAATATAACGAAGTACAAGCTTCTTACCTGTAATCTTCTTAGCCGCCGTGGTTGCTTCCATTTCCAGTTCCTTTCAAATCAATAGGTGTGTTAGCATCGCCGTGTTCAACCTTAATTGTAGGTGAGTCTTTTTCATTGTAATAAATACGATAGACAATCACCTGGTTTTTAGGTAGTTCAGACTTAGCGCTGAGTGGTTCTTTTACCTGCTTTCCTTTTTGTTGTGTAATACCTGTAGAGATAACACAAACAACAGTACACAATAAGCATAGTGTTACACATAGAGCTTGAGTTAATCCTTTACTTTTTAGCAGTTTCATTACGATATTTCCTTTCCTCCTCAATTCCTTGAAGCCATACAGCAGTCATTACTGCATAATTAGCCATATCAAGAAGAGTATCAGCAAGAGACTCACTAACCCTTCCCCCAGTATCCATTCTAGAAAGCGTCCGCAAACGATTATACTTATCGCCAATACGAATAACGCCAGCAATTGTTCCAAAATCATTTAAACTCTCCTCAAAGCTACCACCATAATCGTGGTTTTTATCAACAAATGTCTGATTAAGATTACGATACGCGTCAAACATAGTTTGCGGGTTAATCAAATCAGTTGGCAAGATTTCACCTGCAATAAAATTACAAGCATCATCTTTAGGGTCTTCCAACCATTTACGGCGTTCTTCAATATAATCCGTAAGGTTGTCTTTTTTCTTTGTCATTTCAATTCCTCCTTAAGACAAATAAAGTGTAGAGATATAATCTCTGTAAAGCATACTAACGACCATTTTCGGAACATATTTATATTTTATAAGAGGTACATATATAAATGTCTAATGGTAAAAATCGTTTCATAGGGAAATAGGGAATAATAAGAAGTTAATTATTGGCCGCTAGTATACTCAACAGAGAGCATAGCTCTCCGCAACTCAAAATATGATGGACTGGTCTTTGCGGTCTCAATCCATCGACACGCGATATAGAATAATAAAATAGTAAAGTTCTTAGCAAGCCGATTCTTACTAAGAGAGAGCACGATACTCTCTGCAGAACACACAATCATAGACCTGTTTTGTAATATTATTTGTCGTATATAAAAGAAAGAAAGGATTGAAAATTATTACAATTAAAAAGGACAATGAATGTAGAAAAAGATAAATGATATAAACTGAATTTTTAACTAACTATTTTAATGGAGATGTTATGAAATAAAAAGTTAATTCGTCTACAATTGTGTGCTCAACAGAAAGTATCACCCATGACTGTGATATTCTGTATTGCTAGTCGAATCTAAAACCTCACTTTAGGATGATGAAAATTTTGTTCTACTTTCTTTTAGTATGTTGGCTATTATTTTGGCTTGTAGGAAATAGCCCAAGATTGTTCTAGCAATGTTGAAAAGAGTATTAAGTGTTGTTAAGATATACATTGTTTTCTAAAATTTCATTTAAGTTGCTATACACTATTTATAACACGCAAGTGTAATAGTTGCGTCGAGGTGATATACTACTTTCAGTTTTCTAGCTTGCGCAACTTAAAGAAATCCTTTAATTATTTTCTAAATTTATTTTTGCGAAATTTTTGTCGGGTTGTCATGGTAGGCCCAAAATAAAAAGAAGAGAACGACATCTAAGTCATCCTCCTCTCTATTATACACCTGGAAAATAAAATGTTTTATTTAAATCCCTGCATACGACGTTCAATACGAACGCCTTCAATAACATTAGACATAGATACAATCTGGTTCATGATTGCTCGTACGTCTTTAGGATCTGGTGCATCGATATCCATTGCACCGAGTTGATACAATCGACATTCGAATGTTAGGTCTTCTGGTTTCTTGTCATATTCCAAACAGAACAATGCACAATAAATCCAGAGTTGTTTAAATGAGGGTTTAGATACACCTGTCTTTAAGTCATGGACTTGTAAGTGTTTCTTCTCCTCGTCGTAGTAAATAGCATCAGCAGTACCAAAACACTCGTCAGAGTAATATAATAATACTTCAGACGACATTGGTTCGTCAAACATTGTGAGAGCGTCAATAACAAATTGGTTAAGAGCGTTCTCGTTGTTCTCAGGCATGATGCTATACAATATCATATTCGATGCTAGTTCGTGCATCTTAGTGCCGTCTTCCTTAGAATAATTATTCCAAGTTACACGACGCATCTTATCAGGGTCATAATTCAACCAATGATATCCTGATGGGCTAAGTGTCGCATGGCGTCCTTCTAATCGCCAGTGGTCATTCCATTCCATTTAATATCCTCTCTGTAGTGAATAGTTGTGTTGATTTGGGTCAGCTTCCATTGGTGTTTCAAGAGTTTGGGTAATGTTCATAACACCAACTTCCCAGCCAACGCTGTTGATATAATACTTATCGTCAGTATCCTTCTTAATATTAATAGTAACACGACGGTTTTCTTCAGCGACCTTTTCAATAACGGTCTTCATTTCAGCTACAATAGCGTCACGGAAGGTACCAAAGGTTTGTCCAGAACCATCTTTAATCTTGAGAGTTCCAGCAATGGTCTTGTTAGCGTCGTACACACCGTCAAGGATAATAGGCGCATTAACCATACGGAAGTTGATTTCACCATTGTCTTGTTTAACCCAGCGTTCCATCAACATAGGTTCATAACCTTCACTGTTCTTGATAAACTGAGCAGCATTGAGACAACCATTCAAATCAACGTCATCAAAACCGTAGTTCTTGATATACATAGCTTCAGCATATCCAATAACTAGTTTAAAATCGTTTTTATCAAATGTAGCAGTCATAATAACTCCTTAATATTTAAAACGGTTAGTGAAATGTTTGTAGTACTCAGCAGCATTATGGAATAGATTACCAGCACGATATTCAACAATGTCACTAGACTTATTGTAGGTGAAATATGGTGCAGGGAATGTTACTTCAGAGAATTCTTTACCATCAAGACTCATATTATCAGCTCCTTGAGATACAGATTGTCCTGTAATACGTTGCAAAGCTTTCATAACGTCACTATCACAAGTGTAATCAAATACAAATCCAGGAATATAAGGTTGTTCGATTTGGTTTGTACTAGTGGTATAGTCTGGTTGGTATGTAGATGCACGTGTAACATTGATGATTGTGTTAAAGTTAGCTAGATATTTAAATGTCTTACGAGCATTATCGTGCTGAGCAGGTTCATCAGTCTTAACAAGGATTAGGAATTCGTCTTGTAAATCATTAATCTTGCGTTGAATATGGTCAAGCCCCATATCAAGCACTTCAACAACACTTTGGGTGTATGGTTTTTGATACATCGCGTAGTATTTGGTTTCCAGGTCAATACTATCTGTGATAGAGTCCAACACCGAGTGGTCAATATGTGTTTGTTCTTTTTGTATTTCCATCCATTGTTTAGTATCTTCTAGAGAAAGGTTATCATACACAGACCATTTGTCACTGTTATAAGGTGTTTCAAAGTCTGTAAATGGGACATAATTACCATTCTTCATTACAGCAATGTAACCTACAGGTAGAGCAGCGTATCCAGAAAATGCTGTATCGTAGAGGTTCATAATTCCTCCACGTGCACCACGAGCTCCTGCTGGAGTTGGGTCATTCAAATCGCTACCATCGTTAGCAAGAACAGGTTTACGATATCCAAACCCAAGAGCATATTTAGGAATGAACATGAGGATTGAATCCAAATCCACAATACTTGACATTTGAATGTCTTTTTTATCTTTTGTTTCGATATCCCATGCATAGTTAGTTAGTTTTAGTTTCATTTAATTTCTCCTTAGTAAACTCAAGCCCGTAATACTTCTTAGCAAAGGCTGAGTTATTGAATGCTTTCTTGTTCTCAATCGCTACCATGATACGTTTATCAATGACAGCATCAGACAAGAAGTAATAGTAATATAAATCTTTATACGAAGTGTTTAGACGGTCTATACGACCTTCAGCTTGTTCCATCTTGCGGTAAGACGAGTTAAGTGACCAGAACACCATACAGTTAGTTGTAATACAATTCCAAGCCTCAGCAGCATTGTACTGGACAATATACCACCATTTATCCCCTGTAGGGACGTTCTCGTGCTTCATTCTATTCCAAGCAGCCCATTTCATACCTATCTTCTCTGCTTGTTCAACAATCATCTCATACTCGTAAGTGTAGTTGTAGAACACAATAATACGGTCATATCTTTCAGTTAGTTCTAACAACAATATAGCACGAGTTGGGCTTGTATTAACAACACGTCTTAGACAATGTGTGAATTCCGATGCATTCTGAATAGGCATACCTGTGTCATAATTAAATCGTTCTTTGACAATCAGGTTATGCTTATCCACGTTGTAATATGCATGCTTAACAGACTTATGTCTTACTGTCTTACGTTTATCGTCCATCTTAACAAGGATTTGTTCACGCAAAGCGTTTAGTCTACCAGTACCAACATATCGTTGTACTGCAGGGAACTTCACATGTGGATTCCAAATAACATGTTGATTACAGAAATCAGTCTTATGCTTATAAAATCCATTAGCACAAAACAGAGGAACATAATCCATCCAAACATCACCTGGAGTTGCACTTGTCATTATCCAAGCGTTGTTGTTAAACCTTGCTAAATGTATGAATGTTCTAGCCCATTTACCATACCCGATAGCTCGTTGTTCATCAAAGATAATACAAGCATCTCTCACTTTCTTGTATTTCTCAATGTTATTCCAGCTATCAACCATATACCTATCTTCGCTAATACCACAAACCTCAATAGACTCATGCCAGTCTGGTTTTGTATGCCCCTTCTTAACCATATCACGCGCAGACGGAGTTGTGATTACCAACAATGGTCTATCTGGATAATTCTTTAAATACCAGAATATAGACACGAATGTCTTACCAGAACCAACTCCACCTACAAGGACATTACCGCTAGATAGATTGTTTAAAGCTATTTCTTGGTCTTCGTATAATTCGATTTCTCCAAATTTAATCGCCATAGATAACCTTGTACATATCTTTAGCTTGCTCTACTGTGACTTCAGGAATATAATTATCATCTTCCTTGATAAATAGATTATCAGCCTCAGACCAAACAAACCCGAACGAAATCATCAATCTTTCATACTTATAAAAATCGTCCATAGTTCTCCTCTCTAATGGGCGAATCTCTCGACATGGCCCGTCGGATCAGAATAGAAACTCTTTTAATGCTTCAAGAACTTCTATCTCGTTTTCAGGATATATAAACCTAGCAAAACCAAACTCCTCATTCAGAGTCTTAATATACCATTCTTGATTAGGTCTTGCTGGCGCTTTACTATCCTTTTTAAACTCAAGAAATGCGACCTTACCTTTGTAGAATACAACACGGTCTGGGAAACCTTGTATAATGTTAGGGTCGTTCTTTTGTACCCAAATATGGTCATCCCATTTCCGTATAATAGCACATACTCTACGTTCTAGATATGATTCTAAAGGCATTAGTCGAATGGGAGTTCTGGTTCATCAGCAGTATCTTGACCAAGTACGTATTTTTGATAGAACTCATCTCCACCACCTGAATATGGTTCTGTGTGGAAGTAGATTGCATTCAAATACAAGTTGAACCCTGATTTATTTTGATAGTGCCATTCGTATACAGATGCTACAACGTCAGCATGTTTGTAGAACAAATTATCAAGACTTGCAAGAGAAGCTTGGTCTGCGTTGTCAATACGAACAGCATTGCCTGTAGCATCATCAATGTTGTAGATTTTAACAAAGTCTTTAATTGGTTCACCAGCTTTGTTTGTTGCTTTAACTTGAATATAATGTGTAGGTACAAAGTTTGCAATATACTGATCGTATGGTTCAGTCCATTCGTTTTGTAGGGCACGTTCGTTATAACGAGCAGCGTCCATAGGTTGTGTTACTTTAACATTAAATCCGTATTCAATAAGGTCTTGGATCAAATCTTCGTCGATAATATCTACGCAGAATGTGCGTTTATCTGCAAATCCGTCACGATTAATTCCTGCAAAATTACGAAAACGAAGACGTGAGTTAGGGAATGAAATGCGGTTGTTGTTGATTGTAAGTGCCATGGTGTTATTTTCCTTTCTTTCTGTTGTGGTTGTAAGGAGAGTCTTCAGGAACTCTATCCTCGCCCCACGAGTTTGCTAGTATAGCCATATCAAGTTTCTTGTGATTGCTGACATAGCGTCCATATTTACGTTTTACTAATTGTGAATAGATATCATATCGAACCTCGTCCTCAGACAACTTCGACATGAATGTTTTAGTGTTTGGGTCATATATAAATGAGCCCAGGAGTTCAGGGTGATTGTACAAGTAGTTTGCACAACGAGATATAGGTATCTCTTTTAGATATCGAACAGTCTTGTTGAATATATTGTGACTCTTGCCATCTAACAAGTTAGGATTACGTAGAATTAATTCAATCTCACCTTCACAAGCATGAATATAGAATGTAATATCCTCAACAGACAATCCGTATGATGGATAATATTCGCACTCAATAATATCTTTAAGCTCGTTGTATTGACGATTCCAATTCGTAATAGCATCAGCTCTAGCATATGCGTATTTGTTGTTAATCCAGTTTGTGTTACCAAATAGATCTCGTTCCCGTTTACTTCGCTCACCTAATACACGTTTACCTCCACCTTGAAGTACGCGCTGTATTGGTTTGAGTTCTTCGATTATCATGGAATAATCTCCTCGTAGTAATATCCAGAAGAGTACTTGACTTTAACGAACGAACCCCCAGACGTTTTAGTCGAGTCGATATACACTTTTTCTTTGTTTGTAGGTCTTGAAGTTGTAGATGCATACAAGACGTAGTTATCATCTCCACGGAATAAGATTGACTTGTGATTGTCTTCAACATCAATAGCCTCAATCTCTACAGAGAAATTTCCGCCAGTATCTTTGATTTTTTGTCGAATATAATCATCAATCTTGAAATATCCTTGGAAGAGATATAATCGTTTATTCCCAGCACCAAGTTCAAATCTACATGCATCTTCCACAACACTTTCTTGTGTGTGTAATGATTGTTGATAGTCGAACTCTAGTGATGACATATCTGCCTTGTTTCTACAAATATGAATAAAAGTCCTATAGTCCGAGACTACATTGTACAGTTCGTTAAACGGTCGCGGGTGTAGTTTATCTGGAATATTATACAGATATCTATGAGATAAAATCATAGTTTACCTTCTTTCTTTAATTGTTGTACTCTGCGATATATAGTACTAGGACTGACATTAAAATAATCTGCACACTTAGCATCAGACATACCTACCATCTTTAACGATAGTAGTTCGTCCATATCGACATGTGCTCGATTACGTTTAGATTCAATGTGAGGCTTCATGATGTTAATTAAACGAACAATATCTTTATCATCCATCAATAATCACCTCACGCATACCAATCCAAATCTTGTTGTACGTAAATTCAGATGATTTAACAAACTCTTTAAGTTCGTCCTCATCTTTACAAGGTATCGCAGAGATTTCGCGTACAGCATTCACGTTAATACTAATCTTACTTTTATCGTCTAAATCCAGAACAATGAAAGGTTGTTGTAAAGGTGAAAGCTCATACGCTTGTGTTAGTCTTTTCAGACTTCGTTTAGGCATTGCAAGTTGGAATACTTTAATACCCATTGTATTTTCATCGTCACCAGCTTGTGCTTGGCTTACTGTAACTAGATAAAGGATAGGAGACCTAATCCTCTCTAGAAAGTTAAACAACCATTTCTTCATTGTTCTTCCTTTCAAACATAGTACCTTTGAACATGATATTACCATCACCTACTGCGTAAATAGCATCAACTGCTTTAGCACGTAAGTCGTTGTAATACATCATGTCTACATCTTCAATATCTTTGAACTCATCCCAGAGCTTCCATTTATAACCAGAGCAACCTGTAAGAGCATAAGGTTTATCGATGACGTATTTCTCGAAGTTAGAGTCAATAATCTCCTGAACAACTTCAGGTTCAACCTTAACCTCTTTAGCAATACGCTCAATACGACGCTGTTCAACCTCTTGAGGACTTCCGACTTGGTCACGTTTAGGTAAGTAATTCAAGATACCTTTATCATAACGCAACTTGATAGATTGTGTGATATCTGTAGGGCGTTTCACAATAGCTTCTCCACCTGTACGAGATGGATAGATATAAGCATTCTTACCTACGAACTTATTACCAATAAAGATAGATCCACCATTGGCTTGTTTAAGCATAGCGAATTCTTCTGGCTTGATTTCTTCGTGAGTAAACAATGTCTTCTTGACATATGGTACAGCAAATTGAGTACCAACTGCTTCCCATTTGCCTTTCTCTTTCTCAGGCCATCCGATTTGTGCAATAAGAACTGCATCATTAACCAAAGCCATACGGTCGTATGTGTGTTCATGGTCGAACTCATATTTGTATTCACGAGCTCGTTTCATACAATAATCAATGATAGCTTGGTCACCATTTGCAATCTTGATTGAGTCGGTCTTAATATGGACAACCTTATATCCTTTGGCTTGTACTTCATGTTTAAGTTGTACCATAAACAAAGCACCACGTTTGGCAATACAGTTGTCAACATTACGAGGGTCTTTGAAAGCGTTAGGATATGGTGCAGATGTCATACCGTAAATCATGTTGATAATGATTTTAAGAGCATGGGCAAGACCTTTAGCTTCAGACGCATTCTCCAAATATGGTTTAAGTTGTTCTGAGAAGTTCTTATCGATAGAGTCAAATGCTCTAAGAGCTTCATCAATATGACCAGTCTTAATACCCATACGTAGTTTAACAATACCTGCAAACTTAGGAGTATATGGCCCGAAGTAATTCATGGCAATAAGACTATGAGGGTGCATCGATGCAATATCCAATACAACGACATTCTCATACACTCCTGGGTCAGCATAGACATATCCACCTTCTGATGTGGCTTCACCCATGTATGTTGATTTAGGATTACCAAACTTGTCGTATTTGTATCCTGGGAATTCCTTAGCCAAATCATACCAATTAAACTTGTCTTGAGGTGTTCGGTCGTTACCAAATAAGAAACGTTCACCCAAAGTTTGAGTCTTGTTAATTGGTGGCATACCTGTAATTGTACATAGAATCTTACGAGCTGTAAACGCATCTTGTGTAAGATGATATTTCCACAAGAACTCAGTGGCACCTACGTCGTTCATACAATACTTACCAGCACGTCCCCAGTGTTCTTTAGCTAGAGGTTTGTCCCAAGGGAACTCAAACTCATCGTGAGGATATCCAATCTTGATTTCCCATTTCTTAAGACTCATCTTAATATCATGGAACTCGTAGATATCAGCATAGTCAATAGAATATGCAGGCCCACGTTTACCTGGGTTCTTAGCTCGTGGCCCATCAATAATCATTTGTGACTGATTAAAGATTTCGATAGGTTTCTTACCACAATACATGTCGTAGAAAATATGAGCATCATAGTTAAGGTTGTTGAACCCTACACGAGCTTTATTCATGATAGATGCACACATTGCTGGGGTTGGGTTATACCATACACCAATATTGTTATCTGGACTTGTCCAAGACTTACCAGACTCCCATACTTCTTCAGGAATAGAGTCAAAGAGTTGTTTGTTAGCAATCTTAGGGTCGTCAGACAATGTCTCATCATATCGCTTGAAACAAAGAATATTCAAGTTAGGATATACTTCCAAGTCATAGAAGTAAATATCTTCTTCAGGAACGAATAATGAATTAGATTGCGTTACTGGTTCTTCATCGACAGTCTTCCAGTTGATAGATGCCCATACTTTATAAGCATTCTCACGTTGGTGTGTGCTATTCATAGCAAAATCTTTAACCTTGTACTTCATGTCAGACAAGTCGTATTTAAGACCTTGTTCTTCTGCATCTTTCATGGCTTTAGCGATAAAGTCCACTTCCGGTTTAGTCGCATTGTGGTGTTCTTTAGCCAAACATTTCTCAACGAAACCTCGTAGACTCGCACTAGTCCATACAATATCTTGTACGTCTTTAAACACTTGTTCATCCTTTCTTAAAGGAAGACCAGAAGAAATATGAGCGATAAACTCATTGTTGGATTTGGTATACTTACGACGAAGACTTGTGTGACCTGTAAATTTCTTAATCTCAATTCCAGGTTCAATCTCATTAGCTAAGTCCTCAACATTACCCTCATAAATATAATGAAGATGAATGCCTCCTCCAGACTTAGATACTTCAGTATAAGTCTTAGGATATAGAGATGCTTTAGCTAAGTTCATAGACAAGTCTTTCTCGCCCTTGTCATTCTTTAAATCGAAGTCAATGACAATATGATTATATGGGACACGTACAAAATGTAATCTTGTTGGGTCTAGGTCGCTCAAGACTGTAGTACAGTTATCCCATTTACGCATCGGTATACCATCTTCTGTAGCGTATTGTGCAGGTACATCGTGATATTCTACATCAAACACGTTGTCCTCCTTGTTGTGTTCAACTAAATTAATAGCTGGTAGTTCTTTCTTTTCTTCCCTAGATTTTTGATGTTTCTCTTTCAACAATTCAGGAAATACTTTTTCTCGATTCAAATCGCTATACCAGTTACGGACAATACTTCCGTCTGGCATTTCATGTTTGTCTTCAAACTTATTGAAATATAAAGTTAAGTCAGATTCCAACTTACGTTTGACACCAGTTGTGTTCCAACCAATATCTTCCAAGAACGACTCGAACATAGATGCTGCCTGTTTAAAGCTAACACCGTGTTCCAATTCCTCGTAATACTCACGCAAGAATTTAAATACTTTATCAGAGTACTCGATGATATTTGTATCTACATCTTCTGCGTAATAGTCTGCACCCATGTCATTAAACTTATCAATACACAATTGCGCAATTTGTGGTACTTCAAATTTAATAGAGTTCATGAGTTGTTTATATCGTGTATAATCTACTTTATTTCTTGTAGGTGATACAACGAGAGCACGACGAGTAATACCTGAGTCGGCATTATGTAATTTAAATCGTTCGTTAGAGGCTGTGATAAGTAGACCATTAAAGATAACAGGATATCCTTGTTTATAAAGCTTACGAATAATTACTGGTTCGTGTGCTGTAAGTTTCAACAAGTTCTGTTCGTTTGTAATCTTACTTAAATCACTATCGGTATCCATAAGGACTGGAACCTCTTTAACGTCTGCAGTAGCAAATTCGGAAGAGCTTGTAAAACTACGTAAATCAATAGGTGCCTGGTATTCTCCAATAATGAGCTCCAGCACCTTAAGGATTGTAGATTTACCCGAACCTTTTGGCCCGTAGATGAATAAGAATTTGTGGATATCAGGCATGCTTCCTGTCAGTAGTGCGCCCATAGCCCACAATATTTTATCTAGTTCTTCCTTGTCATACAAGACATTAAAGAGTTCACTAAATGCCTCTGTCTTGCCTTCTGTTGGGTCATAAGGTAGTTTGTAAGTTGAATAATCTTCTTTCTTAACTTCGTCAGAGAGAAAGAATATGTTGTTGTTAAATGTCTTATCATCTTCGGATTTAAAACGGTTAACGAAGTCGTCAAAGCGTTTCATAGCACCTGATGAATGACGTTGCATTAGGTGTGGAGTTATATCAATACCAGGGTTTAGAGATTGCATTGCTGATGTATAATTGAAAATAAGTTCATCAATATATTCAAACAATCCTTTATAACCTAGTGTCCATTTTTTATCATTCCACCATCCTATGACGGTTCCACCCTTAATAACTATATCATCGTCTTTAATAAAGTTGAAGTCAGGATATACAACATACTTATTTTTCTTAGTTTCTCCAACTACAATTTCTATAAATTCTGGAACAAACCCTACTTCATTTTTGTTAGGGTAATTCATTGTTCTCCTTACATTTCGATATGTGTAATCTTGTCAAGGAATATCATCTTACCATCACCATAGTAATATGTACTCCCATCGTTAGCTGCTTTGCGGAAATTCATATACTCTTGAGAATTCAAATGTAACGGAGTCCAATCTCCATTAACAAAATAAACTCTCATAGCATAGATTCCTTCTGGTCCTGGTGTAGCCATACCTATACCTCATCCATATTATCATATAGATAATTGTTGAAATCATTGATTTCGTTTCGGATAGCATTCTTGGCGTCGTCCATTACAAACCAACCAATATTATCTTCGTTGATCGCTAGGACACCATACCCATATCCAGTACGCAAGTTATGATTGAACGCGTCTTTAATACGGTCAAAGATCATACTCGCATTTGTGTCTGGGTCAAATACATCAAGCTGTTGTAGCATGATAGCAGCAATTTCAAGTTTACTAATTTCGTCATATTCTTGTGCAAGGAAATCAACAGTATTAGCAATGAAGTTACCGTAAGTAACAAAATCGCTGTACACAGTTCCAGTTCCAAAGAAGTTTTCAAGTTGTTCAAGCATCTTCAAGCGGAATTGTTCATCGTCATCGTACCACAAGTCAGGGTCGATTGGATAATCGAACATTTCGTACATTTGCTTGATAATATCTTGTGTAGAGATATTGGCAGTGTCGTAACGACCTAGATTATAGAAATCACGAGTCCACTCACGATATTGGTCTGCATCAACACGACTAGCCTCTTCTACAATACTAGCTAAGATATTATCTTTGTAAATAGAAAATGCTTGAGGGCTATTCGCATCAATTTTCATATCATCTACCTCAATAATCTTTTCTTCACGTTGGTTAACTTCAAACTGTTGTAGAAACTCATCACGTTTCTCAGTTTGTTTATTGACATCATTTACAATGGTCTTCACTTCTTCAACCTGTTCTACTGGAGCTGGGCCAGTTACTTGCGGTTGATATAAAGGAACAACCTTGGATTTTTTAGGTTGCTCTTCTTCTACTTCTAGTTTTACTTCCATAACTTCGACATTTGTATATTTGTCAAGAGTATTGTTAAGCTCTACGAGTTTTTCATTCAAAACATCTAGTTGTTCTTCTAACTCTTTGTTAGATTTCCATTGTAAATAATTATAGATTAGGGCAGTAGTAGAAACTGCGCCCAATCCAATAATTGCTAGTAATGATTTCTTGTTCATTGTGTTATCCTTTCTAATGCCCGAATCTCACGACATGAGGCCTCTTCTTATATCAGTGCTTGTCGTTGTTTAACATCGCCTGTTAGCAGCACGACCTCAGCTTTACTGTCTAATATAAGGTTTATCATCCTTTAGTTGCGTAGTAATCGTAGTGTGGTGCACGAGCGAATGATACGAAGAAACGGTCTTTCTTGAATACAACACCATCTTCTTCTACAGTCACTGGTACAACCTCAACACGACAGTCGAATGAACCAGACGCACTACCTGCAGACCATACCATGTCACGTGCACGTTTATAGTCTACTGGTGCAGCATCACGATGAGATGCAAGTGATTCTTTTGGAATACCGAATGCAAGGAACACGTCACGCAATGTCACGTATCCTTGTTCGTTTTCAGCACGATAAATACCAACACGTTCAGCAAGTGTATCGCTGTCTCGAGCTTCAGGATTACCATCGTTCAATACACGCATTACTGCTGATTCAAGAATACCATAATCGTATTCTCCGCCTTCACGCAAGTCACTCAACAATGGGCTCGCTTCAACAAAGAACCCTGCTTCAGATACAAGGCTAGGTTTCTTGATAGAGTCTACAAGTACTGATTTCTTTTTCTTAGCTTCATCTTTATTTTCAGGCACACGTTCAAGTTCTTGTGTGATTTGTGTTGCCATTTCTGGATGGTTTTCTTTCAACCATTCTTTATATTTGTCAAGCTTACTTGAGAGTGTGTTGTAAGCGAGTGTTGTAGCTGCAAGACGTTGTGATAGAATACGTTGTCCGTTGAGGATCAAAAGGCTTGATGCTGTAGCTCCTAGGACTGGGCCTGTTACAGCTTTAGCAATAGTCTTAACACCATTAGCTGTAGAAGCTCCTTCTTCTCCTGCTTTAGCACGTTCAAGTTCTTCAACACCTGCTTCGATTGCAGGACGAGCTTGATACAACATATATGCAGATGCACCTAGACCGATAAGTCCTACACCTGTACAAATATAAGGACTGTTACGACGTCCCCAACGCAATACTCCATGATACATACGATTTACTTTTACTGGTACTTTGAATTTCATAATAATTTAGATCCTTTCTTATTTTGGCATTTCAACAATGAGGTTTTTAAACCCAGCTTGTTTGTGAAGATATTCTTTTGCTACGTCAACCAAATATGGTACGACTCCGAAGCAAATAACTTTAACGACTTTCATAATTTTCTTTTTGTTCCAATTCTTAAACATAATAATATCCTTTCTAAACGTTTGTGATTGGTGGTAGTGTAATAATATAGTATCCATTAGGATTACGTACAGTACGGGCTCCTTTAAGGTCAACCCACCCTACATTATTATCTGCATATGTTACATTAATACCAGCTTGGTCTGCACCTGAGATAGAATAATAATCACCTACAGATACATAACCTTGATCAATAATGTATTGACGCATTGTAGCTAATACATATTCTGCATCAGCCTGAGTATAATGTTCTACTTGTGTATACTCATTACGTGGCACTGGTGCTGGTTGTTGTTGACGCTGACGTGTATTTCCCATTTGATTATAAGGAACACGATTAGCGTGTTGTTGTAAACCATTACGAGCACCTGCTACAGCACCACGACCTGCAGCATTAATCCAATTCCCACCATTATTACGTCCTCCGTAAATAATAGCGTTCAGTGCACCTTGACTTGCATTATATAACATGTCTTTAGATGCAGGTATAATGGAATTAATAAATGTGTCGTGTGCGAGTTGTTTAAATCCTCCTTCTGGTGTTAGGGCAATCACTGCTCGTTTGAACAATGATTTCTTCTTGATAGGGACTGGTTTAACTTCCCTTACTTCTACCTTCTCAGTAACTTCAACAGATTCCTGAGTTTCCGCTGGTTCTTGAACTTTAGTCTCTTCTTGACTAGGTTCAATTTTGTCGTAGTCTTTACCCATTGGGTACCTCCTAAAAAAAAATTAGAGACGGTAGCGTCTAGATTGTGATGGGACTCGAACCCACCGTCCGCATTAAATCTGTCGCTCTACCTCTGAGCTTACAATCTTAGACATAACCATCTCTATTATACAAGTGGAAATTATTTTGGTTGTTTGATCGAGTCAAATCGAATATACCATCGGTCTTCGTCGTGGTTAAAATACGAATATGACGCATACACATTGTTAGTGATTTTCTTAAGTTTACCATTAAGATAGACTGCAATATCATTAACACAATCTTTCTCTTCATCGACTGGTAAACCAGAGAATGGATCAAACGCATATACAAAGTTCTCTTTCTTTTGCATAAGAAAACCACCAACAATATACTTGTCATTAATCAACAAGAAATTCTCAGGCAACATTTCAATCTTATTGCTAGGAATATAACTATTCATAGTACATCTCCTTCAATTGTAAATTTACTATCAGCAAATCCATTGTCAATAATTTGCTGGTCTACATCTGTTACTTTACCAATAAAATCAACATTCTCCAAAATATCACGAAAATGAATAACAAAGTCGTTTTGAATTAACCCTAGGTTAAAAGCATCTGCTTGTGGGTCATCAAACAAATCGTCAATCTCAATTCGGAACGTGTGTCCGTTGGCGAACATTGTATATTGATAGAGCGTACCATCAATTTCAAATCTTCTCATAAAGTTCTATGATAGATACGTCCATATTTGTATCCATCTTTTCTCCCCTCATTTAAATACATTTCATCTTCTTCGTTAAGGATACGATATCCTTTTTGTAGAAGCGACTCTTGTGCTTCCTTATAATCTGTAAATACATTGTCTACAATATATCCGTCCTCGTGGAATTCATGCTCTCGTACAGTTATAAATATCTTCATACAACCTCCAAAAAAAAAGGAAGAGTCGTAAAACTCTCCTAATAGAAATCAGAATTTGTCGCCATCAATCTTTTTATTGATGACTTTCTTAGTGAAATCGTTAATGAAGTTTCCCTCGTCAGCATAGAGTGTAGAGTAGATAACAATAACACCACTCGTAACCCCGCTAACGACGGTTGCCCAGAATTTCCAAGCTCCATCTGAAAGCTCCTTCTTAGGTTTTTCTTCTTTAACAATCACTTCATTGTAATTGTTGTAAGCTTTCCTAAGCTTGATAGCTTCTTCGATTTGAGCTTTAAATTCTTCTTCCGTCTCAGCGGAGATACTGATAGTATTATCAGCTTTCTCTACAATCTTGCTCAAGACAAGATTATCAACTTCATCCATAGATTTCTCTACGGGTACATCAACAAATAAGATATCTTCAGTGACATCTTTGATTTTATTAAGTAATTTCATATTTATTTACCTTCCTTTCTATAATACGGGCGGAAAATTAAGACAAAGCGTTTGTGTGGTAAACGTTGCCATATTCCTGTATAGTAATAGACCATGTCGTTGGTTTCATAAATATAGTCTTTTACTAAAGATGGTTCTTCTGAGTTATTCTTATCAATGTTTACGATAAGATTTAGGTCTTCATTTCGTTGTATTACTTCTTCAGAAACAATATAGTTTCCGCATAATACGGGTTTTACAATTAGCTGGTCTTTTAATGTCATTTTCTATTCCTTTTCAAATAAGATTGGTATTCTGTATCCCATTGCTCGTTACGCTTATCCAATACGTCTAAACATTGATGTTCAATATGTGGCATAAAATATAATACAATCTGTAAATTAGACATTAGCAAGTCTATTTCTTCAGCCGTACATAGTTCGTTGATTATAGACATAGGATTTACAGACAATCCATATTCGTCCATATATTCATACAATTCTGTTTCGTCAGGATATGTAAATCCTGCTTCGATGTTTTCAACGTATTCCATTGTACGCTTGTATAGAATCCTACAAATTTGATTATTTAGTTTTGAGGGCAATATCATTCCCATTTTAGTTTTATCCTTTCAAAAAAAAAAGAACCCGAAGGTTCTTAATGTGTAACATTCTTATTCTTCTTCTGTAGTAACATCAACGTCATCATTCTTTTCGACAAACTCAGCGTCAATAACTTCAGTTTCAGAATGTTGTTCTCCACCGCTAATAACTTTCTTACCTACAACATATCCAGCACCAAAAAGTGCAGCTCCTTTCAACGCGTTAGCAGCAAGCTTCTTCCAATTATTCTTCACATAAGCTACAGGTCTTAATTCCTTTTTGGTTTCAACCTCAACTTCTGTTTCAGAATCTTTAGATTCAGTTTCTACTTCAACATTTTCAGTTGCTTCATTTTTAGCATCTTCAACAGTAGCTTCGATAGTTTCAGCAGTTTCTACAACTTCTTCTACTTCTACTTCAGCTTCTTTAACAACTTTGTTTGCTTTCTTAGTTTTGTTTGACATAACAATGTCCTCCTATAATTTTTATTTTAGAGTGTTACCTCTATTATATAGCCAGAAAAAAAAAGAGGGCAGTGAGCCCTCAAGAGTTTACTAGAAAATCACTTCTACAAGTTTCATGATAATTTCAGCTAACACAACCATACCTGCAATGCATAATAACACGAGCATTGTGAAAATCCATTTAAGGAAATTCAATCCCGCGTCGCACGCATCGTCAATTCGTTTCTGAGTTTCATCAGAATATCCAAGTAATTTTTTCATAGTTATATTCCTCTCTTTCTATTATATTAGAGGTAAAAAAAATAGGGCCGTAGCCCTAATCTCATCCTTTGTTTAGATATTTAATCCCTAGGATGATTAAAGCCAGCCCAATA